AGATTTAACTAAGACTATAAAAGATCCAATCACAGGAAAATTAAAACCAGAGTATGGTTGGTCTAAACAACCAATAACAGATCAATATTATTTAGATCATTTAAATGGAAATAAATCTATAGGTATTCAACCTTGTGATGATGATGGCATGGTTAGGTTTGGTGCTATAGATATCGATTCTAAAGATTATAAAGATTTTTCAATAAAAAAATATTTAGATAATATAAAAGAATATGATCTTCCATTAATACCAGTTAAATCAAAAAGCGGTGGTTTACATCTTTATTTATTTTTAAAAGAACCCGCTAAAGCAATAATTATTAAGAAATTCTTAGAAGGTTTATTATTTACATTAAAACTTCCATTGAGAACAGAAATTTACCCTAAACAAACAGAACTTGGAAAAGACGCTGAAGGAAAGTTTATAGATGGTAATTTTATAAACTTACCATATTACAATAAATCCGACAGAGTTGCTATTAATTTTGATGGTAATGCATTTACATTTGAACAATTTATTAAGGTTATAGAAGCAAATTTAAAGACAGCAAATGAATTAGAAGAGTTTTCATTAGCCCATGTGAAAACTGTACTACAGGGAGGCCCATCTGAGTTTGATGATGGTCCTCCTTGTCTACAGATCATGACTAAAAAATCATTAGATGATGGTAGAGATAGATGGTTATATAATTACATGGTGTTTGCTAAGAAGAGATACCAAGATAAATGGGAAGAGATGGTTATAGATGCCCCTAAAAAGTATTTCTTAAAAGACTCTAATGGATTAGTTGTTGATGATTGGGGAGAAAAGAAAGTAAGAGATAAAATTAGGTCTTGGAAAAAAGATTCTACTAAAGGTTACACTTGTACTCAAGAACCTATTGTAAACTTTTGTATGAAATCTGAATGTGCAAAAAGAAAATATGGATTTTTATCAGACAGAAAAGTATTGTTTCCTAAGTTGTCTAGTTTAGTTAAAATAAAATATCCAGAACCAGAATATACTTTTAATGTTGAGTTACCAAATGGTGAATCTAAAAATGTTAAGGCAAAGCATATTAAACAAATAGTATTACAAGAAGAAATTAGATCTATTATTGCAGCTGCTGCTGATTTTGTTCCTCCAAAAGTAAAATCTAATGATTTCCAAGAAGTATTAGATAATTTATTTCCTCCTAAAGAAGAGTTATTACCACCTAAAGGAACTACTCCAGATGAACAATTAGAAGAGTATTTAAAAGATTATGTAAATGGACCACAAGCTAAATCTAATGCTGCATTTAAAACCGGCGCAGTATTAATAGAAGGAGACCATGCTTATTTTAAATATCAAAGTTTTTATAATTCTTTAAAAACTAAAGATTGGAGAGAAAACAAATCTAAGACTGCAGAAAAGATAATACAAATAGGTGGTGGTAAAGATAAAACAGAAATTAATGTACCTAAACGATTTCCTAAAAAACAAGGAGAAAAAGAATCACATGATCCAATTGATGTAATAAGAATACCAATTGATAAATTTAAAATTAATCAATCTAAACCTGAAATAATGTCTGTTAAATCTAAAAAAGATATATTCTGATGATTAGAAAAGTATTAGGTCCACCAGGAACAGGTAAGACAAGGAGATTGTTAAATGAAGTAGATAATTATCTAAACAAAGGAGTTTCTTTAAATAATATAGGTTATTTTGCTTTTACAAGAAAGGCAGCAAATGAAGCTAGAGAAAGATTTTTACAATTAAATAAAAATTTAACTAAGGCAGATACTAAGTTTTTTCAAACATTACATTCTTTAGCTTTTCATACATTAGGTATGAGTGAAGACAATGTTATGCAACCAGTACACTATGAACAAATAGGTAAAGAATTAAGTATAAGAGTTAATTACTCAGATGATTCTGAGGAAAGTTGTTACATGAATTGTGATAATGAGTATTTTAAATTAATTAGTAAAGCACGAGTTAAATGTGTCTCAATTGAAGATGAATTTAATACTAATGAATGGAGCAGAGATATTGATTTAGATACTTTACATCATATTGATCTTAATCTTAATAACTATAAAAAAGCTTATAACTTAGATGATTATACAGACATGATAGAGAAATTTGTTCTTAACTCAGATAAATGTCCTTTGTTTGAAGTTATTTTTGTAGATGAAGCTCAGGATCTATCTCCTATTCAATGGAAGATGTTTGATGTATTAAAATCTAAGTCTAAGGATGTATTTTTAGCAGGAGATGATGACCAAGCTATTTTTGCTTGGGCTGGAGCTGATGTCAATAGATTTATAGATGAGCCAGCAGAAGAAGAAGTATTACAACAATCTGAGCGTATACCATTAGCAGTTCAAGAATTATCTAATACTATATTAAATAGAATACAGGGTAAGAGAAAAGAAAAGGTATATTATGCAAAGAAGGATAAGGATGGGAAAGTAGTCCAGGGAAAAGTAGATACCATATTTGATATAGATAATTTAGATTTAACAACGGATAAATGGTTAATATTAACTAGAACAACTTATAGATCAGATGAAATATCTGATTTATTAAAAGAAAAGAAATTATATTTTAAAAATAGATATGGAAAAAGTTTTGATCATAATCTTTATAAATCAGTATTAAAATGGACTGATCTTACATTGGGTAAAGAAATATCTATCGCAGACTGTAAGGATATATATGAATATTTAGATGATACATTTGATGAAAGTAAGTTTGGAAATAAAACTTATGTTAAAATAAAAGATTTAGGATTTACTCCTGGAATAACTTGGTTTGATGCTTTTACAAATTTAGATCAAGAGAAAGAATTATATATTAGAACTATGTTAACTAATGGTGAAAAATTATCTGAGGAACCAAGAATAGAAGTATCAACCATTCATGCAGCAAAAGGTGGTGAATGTAAGAATGTTATTCTTGTATTAGATAATGCAAGGAAAATAAGACAATCTACAGAAGAGAATGTAGATAAACAGGATGAAGAACATAGAGTTTGGTACGTTGGTGCAACAAGATCTATGGAAAATCTTTATATATTAAAATCTAAAAAAGAATGGAAAGGATATCAATTATGAGTAATAAAGCATTTTTTAAACAAGTGGGAGGAGCTCACTATAAGAAATATAAAATACAACCGTCTTTATTTATTAACAAAAATAAGATACTGTTTGCAGAAGGAAACGCAATTAAATATATTTGCAGACACCAAGATAAAGGAAAGAAACAAGATTTGTTAAAAGCAATACATTATATAGAAATGATTATAGAAAGGGATTATGAAAGTACCTCTGTTTGAAGCACAAAAGGAATGGGTTGAACCGGAAGAGTTTCCAGATCTAAGATCTTATGATGAGATCGCAGTAGATTTAGAAACTAGAGATCCTGATTTAAAGAAAAAAGGATCTGGTTCTGTTATAGGTAATGGAGAAGTAATTGGTATAGCTGTAGCTGTACCGGGAAGATCTTTTTATTTTCCCATAGCCCATGGCTCAGGGCCCAACATGGATAAAAAGAAAGTATTAGAGTGGTTCAAAGATACTATGGCTACTCCTGCTTTAAAAGTATTTCATAATGCAATGTATGACGTTTGTTGGATTAGACAAATGGGTATCAAGATCAATGGTTTAATTGTAGATACAATGATTGCTGCATCATTAATTGATGAGAATAGATTTCAATATAGTTTAAATAATTTATCTTGGGATTATCTTGGTTATGGTAAAAGTGAAGCTTCTTTGAATGAAGCTGCTAAATCTAGAGGATTAGATCCTAAAGAAGATATGTGGCAACTACCTGCTATGGAAGTTGGAGCTTATGCTGAGAAAGATGCTGAACTTACATTAGAACTTTGGCAAATGTTTAAAAAAGAAATAGTTCATCAAGATATAGAATCAGTATTTAATTTAGAAACTGATTTATTCCCATGTCTGGTAGATATGAGGTTTAAAGGCGTAAGAGTCGATATAGAACGAGCAAACAAACTAAAGCAGCAGCTAACATCACAAGAACAAGACACACTAAGAGAAATACAAAAGCAAACAGGGATAGAACCACAGATTTGGGCTGCAAGAAGCATTGCAAAAGTTTTTGATAAGCTTGGTTTAGAATACGACAGAACTGAGAAATCATCGGCACCTTCCTTTACAAAGAATTTTTTACAGGAACATCAACACCCTATAGTACAAATGATTGCTAAAGCAAGAGAAATAAATAAAGCGCATACAACTTTTATTGATACAATCATTAGGTACGAACACAAAGGACGTATTCATGCTGATATAAATCAAATTAGATCTGATCAAGGTGGTACTGTAACAGGAAGATTCAGTTATAGTAATCCAAACCTACAGCAACTACCAGCAAGGAACAAGGATCTGGGACCATTAATTAGATCTCTGTTCTTACCGGAAGAAGGTCATACATGGGGTTGTTTCGATTACTCACAACAAGAACCTAGATTAGTTGTACACTATGCAGCCTTATATAAGTTCCCATCAGTTTATGATGTAATTGAATCTTATAAAGATGATCCTAATACAGACTTTCACCAAGTAGTAGCTGATATGGCAAACATTCCAAGATCACAAGCTAAGACTATTAACTTAGGTTTATTCTATGGTATGGGTAAAACTAAGCTACAAGCTGAGCTTGGAGTATCTAAAGAAAAAGCTGCAGAACTATTTGAACAGTATCATGCTAAAGTTCCATTTGTTAAACAATTAACAAATGCTGCTTCTAATAGATCTCAAGAACGTGGTCAGATAAGAACTCTCCTGGGTAGGCTATGTAGGTTTCATTTATGGGAACCTAATAGCTTCGGTATGCATAAAGCTATGCCTCATGAAGAAGCACTCCAGGAACATGGACCAGGGATCAAGCGAGCTTACACATACAAAGCTTTAAATAAATTAATACAAGGTTCTGCTGCTGATATGACAAAAAAGTCTATGGTAGAATTATATAAAGAAGGAATAGTTGCTCATATACAAATTCATGATGAATTAGATATATCAGTTGAGTCTCCAGAGCATGCTAAAAAGATTGTAGAGATAATGGAAAATGCTGTTCAATTAGAAGTTCCTAACAAAGTAGACTATGAATCTGGTGAGAATTGGGGCGATATTTATGATTGATCCTATATTTAAGGACTGGTAATATTATTTAATTATGGAAAAATTAAAAACTATATTTTGGGCTGTTTATTTAAAAGTTCCTTATTACATTATAAAATATTTAGATGCTATTGAAAAAGCATCTAAATGGATTGTAGCTACTGTATTAAGAGTAGATTTATTAGATGAACAATCGTCAAAAATAATAACCACTTCTATATATATTTTGCTTCATATAACTATATTAAGCATAATTTGTTACTTTATATTTTAATCAACATTTACCAAGGGGATAAATGAACAAAGAAAAATTAACATTTGTAGTAACCACAAGTGTGGCTGTGACTTTATGTATAGTTATATTAGTTATGGTTACAACTTTAATGGTTGGTTTATTTTATAAAGAAGTAGACAACGCTGAAATTTTCAAATTAATATCTCCTGCCTTTCAAACAATCATCGGGGGTTTCATCGGTTTATTAGCTGGTGTTAAATTAAAAAGTGACGACAAAATCTGTAGTTGCAAATAATTGTATCAACAAATTAGCAGTTGGGTGCTGCTTATTAACTAATTGTAAATGTAATGATAATAAACAAAATCCTATTGAACAAGATTATAGTTATAAAGTATTTGATGATAGCTCTAGTAGCATTTGTATTAGGTACATTTTTTCCCAATCCGATAGCAAAGAAAAAGACTGAGAATGCCATTATCGCCTGGGCCAAAAGCCTAGGTTTTGGTCCGCCAAGGTTCGAATATCATAATGATAAAGAATTCGTAGTCGCCCTTAATAAATGTATCCAATACCTTAATTTCGAAATACCCCCTTCAAAACACATAAATACAGAACTTATAATAGCACAAGCTATAGTTGAGTCTGATTATGGTAGATCTAGGTTTGCATTAGAGGGCCATAATTTGTTTGGTATAAGGATATGGTCTAAAGAGGGTATGTTACCATATAGGCAACCTGATACCATAGATTGGCGCGTGAGAGTGTTCAAAACTAAATGTGATTCTGTAAGGTATTACATAGATATATTGAATAATAAACAGGTATATGCTGAATTTAGAAAAGTTAGGGACTTTACTTTTAATTCAGACCCTATTAAAATGGCAAAAGCATTGGATAATTTTTCAACAAACAAAGAATACGAACAAAAAATAGTAGAAGTTATTAAAAGATTAAGAAATGAATTTAAGTGAAAATTTTTCGTTATTTGAATTAATCTATTCAGACATGGCGCTTCGTAAAAGCCTTGAAAATACTCCTAACGTAGAACAAATGGAAAATTTAAAATTAGTTTGTCAAAATATATTAGAACCAGTTAGAGCTCATTTTAATTTACCGGTTATAATATCTTCGGGTTATAGATCCGTAGCTCTTTGTGAAGCCATAGGCTCTTCTGCTAAAAGTCAACATACCAAGGGACAAGCAGCAGATTTTGAAATATTTGGTATTCCTAATAAAGATGTAGCCGATTGGATTGTTAATAATATTGATTTTGATCAATGTATACTTGAATTTTGGAATGAAAACGAACCTAATTCAGGGTGGGTTCATTGCAGTTTTAATAGTGCAGGTAACAGAAAACAATATTTAAGAGCTAGCAAAGAAAATGGTAAAGTAGTATATTCTTCAATGGTATGAAAAACTTTACGATTGAATCTTTAATTGTTCATGGCGTTTGCCCTAGTTGTAAAGAATTAACAGCTTTAGTATCTATTTTAGATAATATTTATAAATGTACATCTTGTGGAAATGAACTTAAACAACACGTTAATGGTGTTATTAAATATTTACCTTTAAACAATAAAGAAATTATAAAATCAATTACAGTTAAAAATAAATAATGGCTAGAAAAGTAAGTTTAGGAAACGGTCAATTTATTAAACAATCTAATAAAAAACGTCCTGGACGTCATTCAAAAAGACCCAATAAAAGAAGCACGCGTAAAGTGTATAACGGCCAAGGTCGTATATAATATATTTGACATATAAAATAATATAGGTTAAAATCCTACATTATAAACAAATAAGAAAGGTTATAAATGACTGATATAAGTAAATATAAAAATGTAACTTTATCTAAAGAAGCTTATGCTAAATTAGATAAAATACGTAGAGTGATTGCTCCTCCTGTTATTGTGAGTAGATCACAGACTGTTGCAATATTAATTGAAGAGAAAGCGAAGAGTTTAAATGGTAAAATGTCCAAGTAATTTAAATGTGCAAATAGAAAGTGGCGATTTAATTCCAGAACAAAAGTTATGGAGAGCTGTTCTATGTCAAATGCTTTATGATGCTCTTTCAAGTTTTGAAAATAAAGCTATGAGTATTCATGAAAAAAAATCAGCTGAAAATTGGTTTCTTAATAAATCAAAAGATTTTTTTGATGTGTGTAATAATGCTGGGTTTGAACCTATGTATATACATGAGAAAGTAAAAAAACTTTTAAATTTAAAAAAACTTAAACAACTAGGAATAGTTTGGAACCATACAAGAAAGACTAAATATGAAAGTAATTTGTCCAAAGTGTAAAGGTAATGGTTATAGAACCATTAAGATACAAGGAGAAAAAGAACCTCGTTATGAAGATTGTAAGTATTGTAATAATCAAGGTGAGTTAACAGAAAAAGAAGTTAAACAATTAATGAACTATGGAAGAATGCAACAATGACAATATCAGAATATAAAAAAGTAATAGCTAAATTAATAAAAGCATATAATAAAAAGTTTGATGCTTTTGGTAATAAAAAAAGAAAGGGTAAAA